AAGGTTGCATACGAGGATCGGTTTGTTCTCACGAACTACCAACATCCCCGGAGCACCCAGACGAGCCGCCGGCTGGCGCGGCAAGTGATCGTCAACCTCGCGGGCAACGTAACGTCGTCCGTGGCTGCGGCCACTTCTGGTTTCGTTCCCGATCTGTTCGACAACCAGGTCCTCCCGACGTAAGTCGGCCCTGTGAAGGGCCGATCACAGCATAACCTTTACTAGGGTTTACTATGAAACTTACTCGATGGGATCAGGCTCTGTCGACAGACGAGAGCAACGCGGTTTTCCTTCACCTTGCCAATTGGCACTTGGATCAGATAAAGTCTGACAAGAAGCAGTTCGTGGATGTCTCTGGGCTCATCGCCCGTCGAGACTACCACGGCCTGTGCCACTATGAACTTAGCTACGCTGAGTTGACTCCTTTCGAAGCTGCCCACCTGCGCCAGGTCCTCGCTTTTTTCCAAAAGCGTCAAGATCTGGAACTCGGGGTTGACAAGAGTGGTGTCGCTTGGCGCAAGTTCCTAGAAGCCGAAGAGCTTTGCTCGCAGACGAATGAGATCTTTAGGTTGAACTTTCGAGGGGGATTTTTCTTTCCCCTCGACGTCGAGTCGGTGTTGTACCGCGCTCAACGGAAAATCTGTTCAATCCTTGGAGATCTTCCTAGTCTTGACGAGTTGCGGCTCAGGTTTGGCCCTGGCGCGACGACGCAAGTCAAAAAGAAGGATGCATCCGCCCGGCGTAAGCTGGCGCAGATGTTTTGCTGTAGTGAAGAGGCAGTGCGTTACATCAGTGATGTACTTGCCGAGGTTCCTATCTGGTCTTCCCTCGAATTGGAGGGCCCAGATGTGACCTCTGTTTCTGTCGAAATCAGCTTAGGCAGAATCAGCTTCGCCCGGAAATCCGCCAAGACAGACAGAACGATTGCCGTCGAACCCATGATGAACCAGATGGTTCAGCTCGGGGTCGGCGAACATATCGCTGAACGTCTTAGGCGGGAGGGGATCGACATCCGTGACCAAACTCGAAATCAGAGAATGGCGCGTGAGGTATCGATAACCGGCGCTTTAGCAACGCTGGACCTCAGTAGCGCTTCAGACACTGTTTCAACTGGGCTCGTTGAGAGCCTACTCCCCTTTGACTGGTGGGACTTTCTCCGTTCATTTCGAACTGGGTCAGTCTCCACGCCGGAGGGGACAGTGCTGAAGCTCCAGAAGTTTTCTTCGATGGGCAATGGTTTTACGTTTCCACTTGAGACATTGATCTTCTATGCACTCGCTTACGGGTGCGTCGATGGTCATGACTCACACCTTATTTCGGTGTATGGGGACGATATTATCATGCCAGTGGACGCTGTTCCACTTATGACGAAGGTTCTCACATGTTGTGGGTTCCTTCTGAACGCGTCGAAGTCCTTTTCTTCTGGTCCCTTCCGTGAAAGCTGCGGTAGGGATTACTTGTCCGGGATCGATGTTCGCCCTTGCTACATGAAGGGTCCTTTGTCAGGTGCAACTCTATTCACTTTGCACAATTTTTATGTGCGAAATGAGTTCCCTGAACCTGCCTCTCATCTCCTCACGATCTTAGACGAAAGTCTTAAGATCTGGGGTCCCGATGGGTATGGTGATGGTCATCTTTT